GACGACCAGCCTGTGATATTCGCGGTTGTTTACTTCGGTTATGGAGAGGATGTCGAGCGTTCTGATTGGACTGCGGCTCGTCCAAATCAGCCGCATCGCGTTTGTTAGACCAGCGACGTACCTGAACTCAACCTCATGCGTCGCTACCGTATACATCCCCTGAGTCATCATCAGTTCATCGACTCGCAGGCCCCGGACCGCAGCCCGGCGGCGTGCCTTGATCGACCACGACGCTGTTGTCTCTCCGTAGTCGTTCGTCACCTCGTCCGGCTGCTCGATGATGATCGACTCACGCAAGTCTCCCGCACGCAGTGGCCTTTCCATATCAGCGGTACTGCCCCCAGTTAATAGCACCGAGAAGAATCTCGACCGCCATGGGTACCGGATTCATGCCACCTTGAATCACAGACTCTCGCGTGGAGTACCAGTGCGACGCGATCATCAAGATGCAGTGCCTTGCCGGGGCAGGGCACGAGATCGAGTCTTCGCCGTATCCTGCCCAGTAGGTCACCGTCACGTCGTTCTCGGCACCGCGAGTGGTGGGCCATGTCCCGTTCCACTGCGGGCGAATGACTGCCGGCGTCGCGTCGCGGTCCTCGCGGAAGTTCGTGTAAGACACGGGCGAGTACACGCCGTCCGAGGGAACGTACGTGACCTCAATCGGGCCGTAGGCGATCGGAGGTCTCGGGAGCGGAATGTCCCACGCGGGGAACAGATCGAATCGCATGCGGTACTGGCGACGAATGAGAGACCGGTCGGACACTCCCTCGACGTGGTCGGTCGCGGCTGCGACCAGCGACTGGATGTATGAATCGTCGTCGAGAAAGTCCTCGTCCACTCGCAGGTGAGACTTGGCCTCGGCGAGCGAGACTGGGTAGATCGCCGGCGGCGTCGCGACAGTGAGCGAGCGATAGCGAAACGGCCCGATCCCAGACACGAAGTACGAGTTCATTTCCGCTTCGGGCGTCGGTCAGCCCGCTCGACGTCCTCCGGCTCGATCGCCTCGGCGGCCTCGACCACAGGCTCAGGGGCAGCGACCGCCGGGGCAGGCTCAGCGATGCCATTCAGCATCCAGTTCTGCGCCGTGGGCTCCCACACCTCGACCACGTCGCCTTGCTTGTGGTACGACCAGTCGCGAAGCATTCGCATCTGCATCACTCACCTCCTCGCTTCTGTGACGACACGGCTGCGTGCTCAGGTGAGCCCCAAGCCTCAGCCGGCCTCCGGCCGCCCGAATGCCAGTAGTGCGTCGGGTACTGATGGATGGCCTTGAGTCGCTGGTCGGGCCATGTGATCACGAGTTCGGCATGGCCGATCGAAATCTGCGGGCTGATCGCCAGCGTGTTTCCGCAGGCTCGCCACTGACGCCAGAAGTGGATGTCTGGGTCGCATCTCGCTGTGTCGCCTTCGCCGACGTCGCCCCAGTCTCCACGACTGTTGGGCGTGCCGAGGAACCACGGCTTCGGAAGCCGCCTGATGGCTTCACACCGCAGGACGGTCAGGCCGAAGTGGGCCGTGTCGGCCGGCTGTGCGGGCTTCTCCCACCAGTCCAGCGGGAGCGTCACCTCGCCTGTGTGCCCGGCCATTCCGGACGGCGTGAACATGAGTTTCTGGTCGTCTCGCTTCGTCTGGAGCGGCGCCACAGCGTCGAACCCAGAGATCAGGGCAGTCGAGACGAGACGCGAGACACACTCGGGCTCGAACACGGAGTCGTAGTCCATCGTGACCACGAACGTGTTGCCGTGCTCAGGCTTCGACGCCTCATCGAGCAGGCGGGACATGGTCTGGTCCCAGAACGCGCCAGTTCCCTTCGTGATGGGAATCTGGTACTGCGTGAACGCCTGCACGGAGCAGTAGTAGTTATCCATGAAACCAAGTCGCGGGGCCGAGAGGACCGCCGCGATCTTGATGTCATGCTCGACGTTGCCAACGCTGATGCGCATAGATGCCCTGAGCCTGTGAGGAAACGGCTCGGGCGTCCTTGCCCGCTGTGACCCTCCGTGGCCTAGCCGTCCTTGGCTCGACCTAGAGTCCCTGCGATCAGCCGCTGACGTAGTTGCTCACGCCAGCCTTGGCAGCGGTCGTCGGCATGTCCTCGGTCTTGGACAGGTGCGCGACACTCGCCACCGTCGCCGGCTTGGCGGGATTGGCGACGACCGTGAGGTATCGCTTCTTCCCACGCATGTCGACATTGAACCGGCAGATGTGGTTGCCGGTGGTCACGCCAGCGACCGGAGTCACGGTGAACACGCCGCCGATGTCCGTCTGGCCGCTGCCCGCCGAGTCGCTCTGCTGGAGTTTCAGGCTCGTCGAGTACGCCGCCGCGGTCGCGGTCAGCGTCGAGTAGACGACGTCGATCGTGACGTAGTCGCTGTAGAGCGTGTCGATCTCGTGCGAGAACGATCCGCCGTCGGCGGCCACGGTTGCGATCTTCGCGACGGTCTTGGTGCCTTCCGTATGATTCACGTTCAGAGTCTCCAGAGAGTTATCACGAAGCCGCAGTCTTGAGAGCCACGATCGGTCCAGCCTTGACGTTGTCGCCGCAGTCATGCGTGACGGCATCGAAACGCATGGTGCAGACGACCAACGACTGATCCTGCTCGATGTATCGTTCGTCGGACTTCTTGATCGTCAGGCCCCGACGAGTCGCGTACATGGCGGCCTGCGAGAGATCGCCGTACAGGAACTTGACCACACCCGGGTCCGCGCCGATCACGCTCGACATGCGAGGTTCGCTGCCGTGTTGCCACCGGCGAGTCCGACGTTGTTCACGAGACCGAGACGCTGCACGCTCGCCGCGAAGACCGCCGGATTCACGTACCACTTCGCATTAGCACGACTGTAAAGCGGAAGCCGGCCCGCACAGGCAATCAGGTCGTCGATGTCGAGAGTCAGAGCCGAAGTGTTGCCGGCGGCGGCAGTCACGACACTCGCCTCGTGCGTGCCGTCGACGATCTTCGTGCATGCGCCGACCATTCCACCGTGGTCCCCGCTCCCGGTCCCCACAAACCCGACGGTGTCCACGAGTTCGCTGAGGCTCCTGCTGATCTCTCCGACCAGATAGTCGGCAAGATTCAGTACGGAGTCCTCCATCACCTCGGTCGAAAGCCGGTTCGAGACGGCCGCCTTCTTGCAGACGAGTTGGACGCGATCCCAGTTCGCATCGGAATCAGGGATGGTCGAGTTCTCGCCGACAAAATACGCGGTGAGGCCGCCGGTTCGCCGGGGCACCACGAGGGTGTCCGACTTCATCTGGACGTTGCGAGCGTTGGCAGGGTAGGCCCCATACTCCTCGACGAGCACGATCACCTCGTTGAGCACCTCTTCCTGCAAAAAGATGCCGCCCTTCGAGTTCACACCTTCGGACTGAGCACGGGCCTCGACGCCGTGGTCGGCACACCAGCGGGCGGCGGTCTTGTCGCCGAGCAGCGTCGCGCGGAAGTACTGACCCGCGCGGTAAGCCCGCTCCTCGGCGTTCGCACCGCGGAAGTTTTTGAGACGACCGGCGCCCGGCAGGTTGTGATAGATGTGCACGGACCGCTTCTCCTGTCTGCCGCGTGGTGAGTAACCGGCGACCTCGGCAGGAGTCGCCTTGTCAAGGACTGACCGAAGTTCGAGTTCCTTCTTCGAGATGCCCTCGTAGAACTTGATCTTTTCGCGAAGTTTTTCGGCGCGAGAGCACAGGCAGCGGAGTTTCCGCTCCTTCTCGTCGTCTCCCTCGGCAGGAGTCGCCTCGGTGTCCTCGACGTCCTTGGGAGCGTAGGCCTTCTCCTCGGCCACCTCCTCCTCGTCGTCGTCCTCGGACTCGTCGTCGTCCTCGGCGGCCGGCATCTCCCGCTTCTCGTCTTCCTTCTCGGCGTCCTCGCCGTACATCCGCTCGGCAGGCATCTCCTCGTCCTGCATCGCGCCCATCTCTGCGAGGACGGCGGCGAGTTCGTCGAGGAGCGACTTGATCTTGGCGGACGATTCCATGTTCGTTGACCCTGCGGGTGTGTGAGATCGCCCGGTGGCGGGCTTTCCTCAAACTACATCTAGCAGCGTGTCGCCCCCAAGAAGGCGATGCGAAAAAAAAGTTGTTTCACACAACTTTTTCTGACCGACGCCACGCGCGGTCGAGCGGCACAACCGACCTCGCCTGAGCACCGCAGCACGCGCATCGCAGATAGCGGACCTGATTCTCGCCGGCTGGCTTACTGGTCCGCGTGGTCATGCGGCCCTTGCCGCAGATGCGACACTTGTCGCCTGATTGCACAGTGTTCCTCCGCGTTACAAGCCGAACACTCTGTCGAGTGGCTTCAGGATGCCGCTCGACTCAAGGTTGACTCCGGTCGCTTCGATGGCGGTGCCGGCGACGGCTGGAATCATCGGAACGAGAAGCCCGGCCGCCATCGCGCCGGCTGCCGACATGCCAATCTTGAACCCGGCCTTCGCGAGTTTCGCCATTGTCGATGCCGGAGACTTGTCGACGTTGACAGTCACCTCACGTCCGGCGTGCTCCTCGGCGGTCTTGCGGATAGCCGCGACCTGCGAGTCAGTCAGCGTGCCCTTGGACGGAGTGACGGTCACAGAAGTCTTGTCGATCTCGACCGTGAACGACGACTCGCCCTTGCTGTTTTTGATGTTGAGGGACAGTCGCTTTCCATCCTTTGACGTTGCCACTGACTGTGGGGAACCGCCAAGGCCCTTGACGAGGGCGGCGACCTTATCGTCGCTGCTGCCGACGGCCGTGATCGCCTTACCGGCGCGGGTTGGGGACATCGAGGCGTCGTAGAGGCCGGTCACAACGCCTGCGGCTGCTCCGACAGCGGCGCCGGCCGCCATGGTCGGCGGGAAAAATGCCGTCTTGCCGCCGGCTGCTGCCGCGCCAGTGATGGCGCCTTTCGCTGCCGAAGCGGCCACGTCAGCAGCCGCGCCGCTGCATGTGTTGCCCTTTTGGAAGCCACCCGCTCCTGTGCCGCAGTTACGAGACTCACGAAAGAACAACTCCGGTGACTCGCGGAACTCGGTCTCCCAGAGCCACTCGTAGAACTGCCTTTCGGACCCCTGTAGCCGGGCCCGTCGCTTGCTGGACTTGAACTCCTGAAACTTCTTGTAGCCCTTCGATTCCTTGTCTCGGAAGTCGAGACTTAGCCTCGCGCTTCTTCCGTGGTCCCGCCAGAGGCGTTCGCCCTGCTTCGTCTCGACGATGTCCTGCACTGACATCGAGTCGAAAATCCGTCGCACGAAGTCGTACTCGTCTGTGGCGGCGGCCTTTGCGGTCGCGAACTTGCTCCATCCATCTTCGGAAAGAACGCCGCGTCGCAGCGAACTTTCTCCCTCGGCGTATATCGAGTCGAGAATCGGCGCGATCTTTGCGATCGTCTGCTCTGGAATCTTCCCGTCGAAGCCGAAACGCACCCACAGGGAGTATCCCTTGTAGGTGAATGTGTCCGCCGCCCCCGCACCACGACCGTCACCTCGCCCAAGGCCAGCGGCGTAAGTCTCCGCGCGAGCCGCGCCCATAGCCTCGGCCTCGATCAAGGACTGGCCCATGCGACCGAGGATCGCGCCTCCGAGAAACGTGTTGGCGGCACGGCCGAACTCTGCAAAAGCCTTGTCCTCGTTGCTCCAGTCGAGGCTTGGTTGAGCCTGAACCCTCGCCGCCATTGCAATGCCGGCCTGAATGTCGCCACTGATGCTGAAGTTGCCGTAGTCGACTTCGACTCCTTGGTCAGTCTTGCTGATGCTGACCTTGACCTTCGCGCCAGTGCCGTCCGAGTAGGCGTGGCTCGGAGGAGGCGAGCGGTCGTATGGAATCGTCGAGAGCACTGTCATTTCGCTGTCGCTGT